TTCAAGAATATCATTTTTAGATTCATGACAGACAAAAACTTCTTGATGTTCAGACTTTACGTCTTCAAAGACTGCTATGAAACAATTACTAAGAGTTTCATAGTCCATTACCCAATGTGTTCTCATACCATAAGTTCAGTTAAGCTGTTCCCCCTTTTACTTAATAAAAAAAGGGAGGTTACTATACTTCATCTCCCTTTTTCACCATTTAATCTTAAAACATGTTTACTTTAACCATTCAGGCAAGCTGCATATTCTCGGCCTATACTGGATCAGAATCCACCATAAACTTCTTATAATCAAACTTCTTTGCATTAACTGCAAATGTTTTGATAAGTTCTTCTGTAGCAGAAGCATCTTCTACATAAAATTCTTGAAATACTTCAATCTTATGTCTTTCTTGCTTAATACCTTTGTTACCAGTAATTTGCTGACCATACTCATCTAATTTAGGGAGCATGTGTAAAGAAGACTTCTTAATTTTTGATATAATTACAAATACTTTTGTCCCTGGATCAAAGATACATTCCACATACGGACAGTCATCTTTTATTGGGATCATTCTAAAAGTTTGGCTTTCTTGCCAAGTTGCTTGTACAAGCATCATTGATTCATTCATTTTCTGTTGGTTTTGACAAATTTAATAATTTATTTTCATCTATAGTATCTAAGTCTGCAGGTTCTAGAATTAATGTTTCTTTTTCTATATCCGGCTTAGTACACAATTCTCCCACTTTTATCAACATTTCCGGCTCCACATCTAGAAGTTCTGCATAGTTATTAAAATACTTTTCAGGTATTAAATAGCTGTGCATATAGGCATAGTTACCACTATATTTGTCAAAGAAGGTAAGGATTTTTTGCTTTAAATTCATACTTATCTTACTATATTTTCCATTTATAAAATGGAACCAATCATCACCTAAATCAGATAAGTCAAATGTAAGTACAGCTTGATTACCAACTTTTACAAAGTCTGATAATCTATTATGAGAAAGTAAAACATTCTTTTCAAAATGTTTATACTCATCATCTGTCCTTACATCATAAACACATATTAATTTCATATCCTCAGAGCTATAGTATCCTTTCCAACTGATATAAGTTTCAATTGGAACAACACTCACACCTCTTTTAATGCCCAAGATCGGATATAAAAACACCTTGGACTTTTGAAAGTACTTTCTATAAACAGAATTTAAAGCCATAAAATTTACAATTTAATATTACCTACTGCTAGGTCATATGGAAGATCATATCTTTTGTTTTGATAATGCCAACCGGCAACATCAAGAACTTGTCTGAAATCTTTCTTCCATTGTGACATAGATTCTTGTGACACTTGGAATGGGTAAACTAAATTGTATTTGTCAATAACAATAAAAGTTACTTGAATATTCCACTCATGTCTGTCGGGCTTATCATTCAAGAACTTTTCTGCAGCTAGTACAAGATAGATAACTCCTTGTATCCAATACTTGTAGTACTCAACAGCTTCAGGAAAATCCTGAATAGACTTACCAGTTGTCTTTAAGTCATTGACAAAGATTGTTTTTGAGTCTCTGTCAACAACAACATTATCAAGAAACCCATGAAGTCCAAAAGGTAATTTCTCATGATCCATTTTAATGTACAACTCTTGAAACACTTCAATGTGATCATCTTCCTCAGTTTTGTCTAGTTGTAATAAAGCACGAACATCTTTATTAGTTTTTAGTATCTCAACTTGTGCTTTGCAGCCATCCAAAGTAGGTTGATCTACTACTGTTTTTTCTAGACTTTGTTTAAGGAATTCAAAATACTCTTTGTTTTCTTCAGTGAGAATCTTTTCTAATCTTTGAGTATCTGTTTTAAGGGCTTGATAAAGATTTGCGGCAAGTAGAAGTATGAGTATATCTTGTGAGTAGTCTTCCAAAAGTAATGAATTATTTCCAATACTACAATGTATCTTAAAAATATTATCAATAATTTTTCTTTGACTGTCTGTAGGAAATTTACCCGGCATAGTTATAAACTTGTCATCATATGCATCTGGTTCAAACAAGAGACAGTGTAGGACACTCCCTCCTACAAGGTGAGCATCCTTACTGTCTTCCCGCTGGTTGAGCACATAATGATTGTAAAAAGAAGCAGGTGAATAAAGTAATTTATTCAACCCACTATAACTGAAATAAAATTTCTGTTTGTAAAATTTTTCTAGTTCATCAGAACCATTCAAAGTCATCTGTGTCATTTGTCTCTTCTGTTTGATTGTTATTTGATTCTTCTTCAGGGGTCCCCTGTTCTTGACTTAACTCTTCTTCTAGGGCTATTAACTCTGACTTAAGTTCATTTCTCTCAATTCTTAGTAATGCAGTTTCTATGTCTTCATCAGAGATTTCAAGGTCACTTTCAATCTTTTCAACCCCTGAAGCAACCCCCGCAACCCCAGGCATTGAATTCAAATCTTCTAGATTAGCATGAAGTTCAGGGAAATCTTCAACTTGACCCTCTGGTACAAAGTCTTCTATATTTTTATAGACATAGTTTTTATTTAACAAAGCCAGTGTTTCTTCATCAACAGTAATAGTTTTTACTTTAAAGTAATCAGTACCACCTCTTGCTTCAATTTCACCAGCATATTTGTTCATAATAACATCAATCTTATCTGTATCAAGAACACCCTTATCAATCAAAGACTTCATTACATCATCTATATCTGTATTCATATAACTATCCTTACCTAGATATCCAAGTAAAGATTTAAAGTTAACATGCTTTTTGGTATGACAGTTAAACATTTGATTATGATACTCTTTAAACAATAACTCTAAATAGAGTAAGCTATCTATGTAGTTAGAATTAGCCATAATCTCCATTGCCAAGATATGATTGTCATTATCAGAGCTCTTAAACATGTCAGATAATTGATCAAACATTACTGAATCTATGATAACTGCATCTGCACCATTAATATGTTTAAGTAATGCAGCCTCTGTTAAAATAGTAGTATTTAATACCTTAGGAAAATATTCAGCATAGTTATTACTTACTTGATAAAAAGTATTAGAACTTCTCAATTCCATAGTTACTTCTGGAATTTTTATAGCTTCAGTAAATACTCCTTCATTTCTAATTTCACTAGAAGAACCATAATCCATATAAACTCTGTCCTCAGTATAAAATTCAAGTGCTGTATCTACATTCTCTATATAATAATCATCCATTTTGTCTCTAACAGTTTCATAAATCTGTCTAAACATTTCTGTAGGCATGCTGTATAACCATCTTGTGTCACACATCTTATGAACTGTTGCAGTACCTGCAAATATATGTGTTGCATCATCTATATCTCTGACAGATTTAATACCATATTGTATAGTTAAATCTTTTAGTTTTACCCTAGGAATATTCACTCCTGGTAAAAAATATAATTTGTCTCCTTTTGTAGGGACATAATCTCCATTGGATACTTGTAAATCAGCCCTTGAATCAGAAGAACCAAAAAGTGGTTCAACAGTCATCTTAACCTCATCTGAAACTACTTCAATGTCAAAAAACAAATAATTTTTCATTGTTTTAAATTTAATAAGGGGAGTATTACCTCCCCTTATGTTTGTTTTGGTTTAAAATTATGGGTTTTTAAAGGGGAACCCGTCTACGTTGACTTATTTTACAGCCATCTTCACCACGTCTTGATTCATCATCAACTGACTAAACTTAACTTTATTACCATTGACAATCTCTTTGACCATATAGTATCTCAAGTCATTTGTAAATGCTTCACAGTCTGTAGTAAGTTTAGCTATCCTATCTATGATAGGTTTACCAACAGCTCCTTTTTCTGCAAGAGTTAATGAATAATTAATTACCCTTGTTGCAATTACACTAGAGATATCAGCACGGAAGTCATCATCTTTCCCTACAGCATTAGTAAGAGAGTTCATAACATACTGCTCATCTTTAGTCAAGATGTCCACTGGACTAATGATTCTATCTAGTTTATTATTAATGAACATAGTGAACATTGAACTAAAATCTACACCAACTGAACCTTCACCAATCATCTGAATTAAAGGTAAGCTATCCTCAAACTTAGGTACAGAACTAATAGCATTAAAGAATGTAGTAATTGCTCTTGGATTTACTCTTTGAGTTACCAATTCTGGGTGCATCAACATAAAGTTAATACATCTACCATCTATGTTTGCTTTCTCTGCCCACTTAGCCCACACATCAGAATCATACTTCAACTCAACAGAAATAAATCTAGTCTTCTGAGCTACGTCAAGACTAGTTACATTATAATCACCATTGTCTGGATTAGTAGTCAAGATAACATGCCAGTTCTTTGGTAATTTCCAAGAAACATATTCTTGTCTATCTAGAATCTCCATAGTAGCTTGCATAAATCTTGCATCAGCACGAGTATAATCATCAAGAATCAAGAAACCACCTTCACCTTTACCCTGAATCCATTCAGGAGCAGCATGTGACATTCTCTTTCCAATTACTTTGTATCCCTTTGCACTTGCTGCATTTATCTGAGATTCATTTATCCAAGTAGTCTTACCTTCTGCATTTTGTATTTGAAATTCTTTTACAGGAAACCCAACCAAGTCACCTAATTCTTCTAACTGAGATAAATTCAGTTTTACAACATCCATTTGTAATTCTTTACCTAACTGCATAATTGCAGAAGTTTTACCCAAACCAGCATCACCTTCAATATTAACAGCAACAGGAACTTTTCCTTCAGCTTGAATGTGTTGGTTATTCTTAACCATGTGCTTAATAAAATCTTTTAACTCGTTTACATTTAATTGTACTTGATTCATCTTTTTTTGTTTTTTACTAATTAATATTTCCAATTTAACCCAATCTCAAACAGAGGTGTAATATGTAAAGCAAAAACTTTTGCTTTATCATCTATAGTACTCTTACTTACACCAATTAAAATTGGTATTATCCATAGAAATTTAGTTTCTATTTTACCACTATACTTTTTCATAACTCAAGTTTAATAACTTTTCCGGGAAGATCTGTATTCATACTAGATCTCTCTGATAACACCCAAAGAACATTTGCTTTTGGTTTTACACTTGTCCAACATTCACCATCAGTAAAATATACAAGGCTTGTATATTTTCTTAGGTTTTCATTAAAATATTCTAGGACGGGATCAAATTCAGTCCCACCTCTTCCAAATGCACTCATCTCAAATTTACCTTTGTAAGGTTCAATTGATCTGATACGTGTATCACATTGCACTACAGTAATATCAACACCACATTTATAAATATGGTAGATTTCACTCATAAATTCTTTTAGTTCAGAATCACTTACAGAACCCGAAGTATCAATAGCCAACAACATATGTTGTCTCATCTTTACTTTAAGACCTGGATTAGCTTCAAATCTACGATTCTCTTTTCTTCTGATTTTCTTAGTAAATACTTTTGTACTTACACCAGTAAATCTTCTGATAAACAATCTCCAATTGAATTTGGGAGGAACAATTTCTTCAATGATAATAACTCCTTCTATCTCTCCAGGAACAGTACCTCTTTTCTTGATAGTTTGCTCTTTAGCATCAGTAAGAACTTTCTGTAATTGTTTCTCTATAAGTTTCTGTTCTGCTTCTGTAAGATCTTCAAACTCTTCCCAGGTACTATGATCAGGTATATTACCATTCTCTATATCCTCAAGAAGTTTATCCATATTAGAGTTTCCACAAGTACCATTTTTATTCTTCTCATCCTGAAGTTGTTTCAGTTTGTCATAATAATATCTAGCACCTGCTTTTCTATCAAGATTTAAATCTGCATAGTCATCTATATCAATACCACCATCTGGTAAATACTGTTTATCAATGTACTGGTTGATCTCCATATCCATTGCAACATTAGCAAGTTTTTTATCAGTAAACTTAAAGAATGTTGTAAGATGTCCAAATGCAATGTGAAGTAACTCATGCTTTAATAATCCAAGTCTATGATCTTCACTAAGACTTTCCCAGAATTCTGGATTAATTGTAAGCTGATAATTAATACCATTCTTGCTCACACCAGCTGTAGGAACTCTTTTACTGTCCCATAGCTTATTCAACATAATGAGAAAGAACCCATAATAGGGCTCTTTCAACATTAGTTCTTTACCTGTTTTACTTAGACTCTGTTGTTTGTCCATCATCTTTTAGTTTAATGTTTATTTCAAAACTATCTGTTGGGTACCCAATTTGTTCTAACATTCTAGTCATATCCCTAATGAAGAATTCCATAAACAACTCTATTGAAGTCTTAGAACCTTTATGTTTTGTAATAAGACTCAGAGTGTTAGGACTAGTAAAATGAGAACACTTTGTAGTATCCAATATCTTGGTTGCTAACTTTTTACAGTTAGTTGTCCAAGATTCCATATTGTGTCCACCAAATTTGTAAATTACAAGTAATTCACCAATATACTTTTTAAAGTCAACATTTTTCAAAGTCTCAAATGCTATAACATGATTATCTGCATCTTGAGATTGTAACATCATAATCAGATTCTTTGTTTCTTCTTTGTTAAAAATCATTTTACTCATTAGTCTTCAATTTTTAAAGTTTTTATTGCCCACTCTTGTGGTTTACCACTTGCAATCATATCAACCCATTCTTTTGCAGTAGGGATATAGTTGTTGCAATCCTCTTTGACATGTTGTTCTCCCACATATCTTACATATACATCTTTACCGTCAGAGTTAGTAATAGTCATACCAAATCTTTTTTCACATTCAAAAATACCTTCTGAATGATGTCTAAACATTCTGTGCATACTATGACCTATCCAGGCCTTAGTTTCATCAAACCATTTATGGATTTCTAAATAATCTACAGGAGATCCTCCAAACTTTTTAGCTGAGGATTTTGCATGTTGCCAAGGATGTGCCATTAGTCTTCTTCTGTTTTACTTAATAAATCTCCATCATGAAAAAAGTCTTCATGATCAGTAATTCTGATATGATTATTAATAACATACTTTCCTGAAGGAACACATATAGCTACATCACCCCAACCACCTTCATTATTCCACCAGTCTTCTATATCATCAAGAAGTTTGTTTTGAACAAACTCTTCAACTAAGTTATAAAGTTCCCCATCTAGATTTGCTAAGTTAGATTCAGTTTCCCAATCATTTACTCTATCACATACTTCTTCTGGAGTTTCACAAGGTTTAGTTGTAAAACCAATCCATTCTATAGCACCGGAGTCTCCTCCACCATCATATTTTACTTTAATACCAGTAACATTGTGATCAGCCAACTGAAATAGTAAGCTTGTTAATTCTAATTCTGTCATAATTATTTGCTTTCTACAATATTGTATACACCTTCAATCATACCCCATGATGATTCTTCTTGAAACCTATATGTTTCTGCTACATCATTAGAATCCATTGGTCTTGTTAAATACCAAACTTCTGTTTCTTTCCAAGTTACATTTACTAACTTTCTTCCTTTAGGTAGATCAATTGTTCCTTCTCCACCCCAAGCTTTTACTCTTGAATTTTCAGTACATGCTGTTAGAGTCAAGGCTACTAAGCCAAGACAAATAAATAGTTTTTTCATAATCATTTTGTTTTATAAAATCTTCCTAAAATATTTCCATTTAGAAATTCATCTTTCTCAAGCACCTCATATAGAAACTGGTGCTTTACTTCTTGATATGTGAGCTCCATTTGAGTAGAACATATCATAAGAATTTCTCTTTTAATACTTACTCCTGCTTTGTGAGCATCTTTTAAGATCTTATTACTACTGTAATATCTCATAAAATCAGGTTTAAGTTCTCTCTTGTACTTCTTAAGTCTCTTGTCCGTGGACATTGCTAGAGCTTTTTTACCTAGAGGTCTTTTAATATTTGCAAAAAAGTTCTTTTTACCTATATATGCAACAGACTTACCATCTATGATAGCAGTCATAATATAAATAAATCCTACACCTCCTACAGGTATATCACTTTCATTAAACTCTTTTCCTTGATAAATCCAGCTCATACTATTTGTGTTTATACCGTTTCATATCCCAATCAGCAACACTATTAACCATATTTGCTAATAATTGTGTAGCTTCTTCAATGGATCTACTTTCAAATTTTAATTTAGCTTTAGTTTTTTTATGTTGAAATACATAATCATATTTTAAATTAGTCATAGTGCTTGTTTTAATAATGGAAATAATACTTCTCTAACTTTATCTACACCATGATCTCGTACTGAATCTGACAAATCTTTAGACATATCTAAGTTGATATACTCAAAACCATATTTACTCTTATATTTCTGAGCAGATTTAATTCCCGGCTCATCATTATCAAATAGCACAATTACTTTTTGATATTTAGAAATAATAGGTTTCATAAAGTTTTCAGGAATAACACTATTCTCACTGTCTGGAGCAATTGTTTCAATACCAGATATACCTAACTTCTTAAAACACATTAAGTCTTTTAATGAAGAAGTAATTATCAAATACTTTGATTTAAACTCAAGCTGATCACTACCCTGTATGTAATCATGTACTTTTATGAACTTGTTGTCTTTGTTCTTTGGAGTATAGATCTTATACAAAGTACCATCTTCTCGAAAATAACCATAAATAAAATTAGCTTTGATATTTACTGTATCTAGAATACGACCTTCATCTTCTTTAATCATAGTGTAAAAAGACAATGGATAAACATTATGTCCTTCTAATATAGAGGATGATAACTTGAAGTTTTTCCAATATGCTTGGTCTAAAGAATTCCAATGCCTCATTTCATAGTCAGAAACTACATATTTACTTTGAGGTTTATAATCAATAGGTACATAAGTATTGTTAGAAATATAAATGTTGTAGTCATTCATTATTCTAAACGAAGCTTTACCACGACTATCAAGATTACATAGATACATTACAAGATTTAATCCATCACCACCATAGCCTGAAGAAAAATCTTTAAACTTGTAGTGACCCTTGCTATCTGTATATATACACATAGAAGGAACTTTATCACTTGTATTAAATGCAGATTTGATTTTTATACTTTGACCACACAGTCTTTCAGTAAGCTTCAAATAGTGTTCAAACACCCATTCTCTAGGAACATCATTTAAATCAGAAATTATTGCTTTTGTAGAAATCATACTCTAAAGTTTTAAAAATTAGGGGGAACCACTATGACTCCCCCTTAACTAATTTTTAGTCTAAAGAGAAATCAGTAGATGGTTTGCTTGATGGAGAAAAATCATCATCATCTCCAAAACTTTTAACTTCGGTTGTCTCAAGTTTTTTAAGATGTTTTGATTCATCATATCTAATTACTTTACCTTCTTCTACTTCACCAAATGCATACTTACCTTTTTCTGCTTTTGGCAACCACATATCATAATTAGTATATCCTGTTTTACCAACATATTCTTTACCTGCAATACAGAATTCCAGATACTTATCTTTGATTGGTGCACTTTGATTAAATGCTTCTACAAAGTCTTCAATAGTATCATGTTTGTTGTGTTGTGCTTGCATCCACTCATTAATACCCAAAGTCTTACATAAATTCTGTAAGAAGATCAAGATAGATCTATCTCTTTGAATTTTAATACCTGTTTTAGTTTCACCATCTGCAAATGCATACTGAGAAGCTTTAATTCTACCAATTTGACCTGCAAAATGTCCTTTCTCAGGATGGTCTTTGTCAAGAGCAAAACCTTCAAAACCTTCAATTGGTTCTGTCTCAACATGCAAAATCAAATGAAATGCACCACTAATAAATTTAAACTCTTCCAGTTCTACATTGTTAATCTTCAATACTTTGTTACCTGGACTAATTGTTTTTGGTAGACCGGATCCACCGGTACCAAGATCTTCTGTACTTAAAGCCATTTTACTTTACTTTTTTTAAATTATTAAACAAAAACTTTTTCCCATGAGGTTTTTATCACCCCATCAATCATCTCAGAAATTACTATTTCTTCATTACGTAAATGCTCTGGTCTTGCACCACAAGTAACTTCTTCATTAGTCTTAAAAGACAAAATAGTTTTGTTACCTTTTCGATACATATAACCAATAGCATCTGCATTTGCACAAATTAAAGATTTAATCTTACCTGTTAGGTCTATGTTTGCTGACATGACCATCTCTCCTTTATCATCTACCACTTTGTCTTTGATATGACCAGATAGAATAATAGTAGGTGCTAAGTTATCAATAAAATCTAAAACTTGAAAAAATGCCTGACGGATATATAAATATCCAGCACCATTTGGTAGAGTAACTACTGTATCTCCATCAAAGTTCTTACCCATAGGAGTTGCTTTGTAAAGTTTGATTGCCAGTGGCATAATCATATCTTCTAAAGCAGTAACTGTATCAATAGTAATAAACTTGTATGGATTACCTGCAGCTTTGATTGCTTTACCAGTATCCAATAACTCTTGTAAACTACTAACTTTTACTTTAAGAGCTTCAACAAAGTCTGTCCCGTTCTCTAAATCAATAATTAAATTGTCTTCAAGACCAGCATATGCAGTAGTTTTACCTGTTTTAGGCTTAGAATAAATCAAAATTCTTTTAGGATTATGTCTCTCAGCCTTTACTTTTTTAGTAGGAAGTACTATACTCATATTTCACTTTTTGTTTTGCTAATCAGATCATTCAACCAAGGACGTGCACTTACAGGTTTCATCAACATAATTGCTGCAAGGTCTCTGATTGTTATCTCAGACAACGGTGCATCTGCAATTTCTGCATTAGCAAGTTCTGGTTCTACTTCTTTTTTAGGAGAAAACTCTTCTTCAAAATCAGGAAATATACTTAATGACTTCTGTAATTGTGGTACTTCAAGTTTAGCATCTTCTTTTCTCTTTTCATAAAGAGCATAACTAATCTCTTGTCCACTAGGTAGTATTGCAACCATCTCACCTAAAGAAACTAGATATTTTCTATCTACTTTACCGTCAGCATCAATAGTTTCTGTAACATCATACTCCTCATGATAAAAAGGATTGTACTTAAGTTTAAATAACTGTCTATCTTCAATACCTGGCACAATGTCTGTATTCTTTCCTGCTCCATCATATACGTTTTCATAGAACTCAATATAGATGTCTTCTCCTTTCTTCAATTCCCATTCAAAGAATTGACATTGTTTCCCAAACTTTCCTTTCTTAAAGAAGGCAGTTTTAATAGTAAAAAATGGATCTGCTAATCCAATTGCTTTGAAAGCATCCATATGCTGCATATAGAACTCTCTTTCTTTTTCTTTTCTTAAATTGTTGTTATTCATGTTAATTAATTTACTTGGATTTTAGCTGTGGTTTCCCTAGCAGGTGTTGGTATTTCTACTATTCTCATAGTAGTTCTATCTAGTTTAAAGAAACTAATTCTTGTAAGACCATTTCTAGATTTCAAGAAATGAAACACAAGTGTATCTGGATCTTCAATTAAGAATTTCTCAGGACCATATTTCTTTATTCTTCTAATAGAAGGTTTGTTAATACCAATAACTACATCAGCATGTTGTAATAAAGCATCAGAACCATAAATGTCAGAATCTAATACATAATTTCCGTATTGTGCTTCTACTTGTCTTTTAGTATCATCTATGTTTCTATTCAACTGACTTAGGACAACAAATGCTACAGGATAATTTTTCTTCATATAGGTCAAGGCTTCACCTAATGCACCTAGCATATCAAATTTGTCTTTCTGTCCAACATCATTTTTGAATAGAGCAGAGTGATCTATTGTAACAAGCATGTTAGGATATGTTCCGTCAGATCTTTTATGTCTTTCCAATTCATAATGAACTGTAGCACACATTTCATTGACAGTACATGTATCATAGACAACATTGATTATATCAGTAGCTGCAGTTTCTTTGTAATACTCTACACACTTCTCAAATAATTTTTTGTCTACTAACTTTCCATCTTTACTCATTAATGTATTGTAATCAGCACCTGTAATCAGACCAAATTTCCTAATAGCACTAGTTTCATCAACCATTTCCATTTGAAATTTTAATACCCTAAACTCTTGATCAGGATTTTTTGCAATAATATCTGAAACTAATTGTTCCATAAAAAGTGTCTTACCTGTACCAGGTCTAGCACCAACAACTGTTATAGTTCTCCACTCTAATCCATCACAAAAAGCATCATTAAACTTAGGCCACGCACTTATTAGAGCAGGTATTTTACCTTCTCTCTTTGCCTTCATTTTAAAGAGACCCTTTTCATAACTATCTCTTTCACTTACTGGTAACAGGTGTTTTGCACCATTAAATAATTTCCCCATAAACATTAAAAATTTAAATTATACAATTAACTCACTAAATACATTGTTATCTTCATCGGGATTATTATTTAGGTATTCACAATAAGTTGCTAAGTCAGAGTCCCAACTTTTGTCTACATTTTGTTTTCTCAAAAAGTATTGAGAGTTTCTCATGTAGTCATGGTTTTTAGATTCATATTCTAGTACATATTTTTGAGTAGCTAAAAAGATAGTTTCCCAATCGTAATTGAAAGTATCAAAGAACCATCTAAATGCATTCTCAAGATTTTTAGCAGGGACTCTTGCATATTTTCCAGACGACAATTTCTTATTAGGAAATATGTTCACATATGCCTCTATGTTTTGCATAAAATTATGCCCCATCAAATCTTTAGAAGTTTTCTTCTTGGATTTCTTAAAATATCCATCAATTTCTACCATAAAGATAATGCTTTTATCAGTCAATTCCAAGGATTCTGATAGCCATGCATCACGTTGCAGTCTTTTGCACTCAAGTTCTTTATTAACAAGACCTACGGGGATAACTTTTTCCTTAATACAGTATAAAACATAGAATGAATTTGGTGTCAAATTATTCTGAATTAGTTTGGTGAAAATCTCTGTCATATTACCATGTTATTATATTACCACTTGTATTAGTTACTATAGAAGATATTTTAATAAAAATATCATCACTGTCCCATTTGGAGCCATTATAAGCAGCAGAAGCAGGATGTTTAACAGTAAACTTATAGTCAGTATTATTAGTAAGTTGAGACCATTCTTCAGCTTTTTTCCCCATGTAGACATAAATTAATCCGGGATTATAGTTGTTTAACCAATCTAATAAATAGGCAGTAAAAGGTTTCCAAATATCATAATGACTACCAATTTTACCTACTTCAACTGTAAGAGCTGTGTTAAGCATTAATATACCTTGATTAGACCATCTTGTAAGATCTACTTCTTCACTTACAGGATGACCATTGTAAACAGTTCTGTTTACTTCTCCTAAGATAAACTTAAGACTGGGTTGTAATTTACCTGTATTACCACAACTAAAAGATATTCCATCTGCTACACCCAATTGTGGATACGGGTCTTGTCCAACTATGATAACTTGTAATTTATCATAAGGACATTCTTCAAATGCTCTAAACACTTGTTTTAGTGGTGGAGTCCATCTTCTATCAGACTGACTAAGATTCCATAACTGAGTAAGTATGGTATCAAAATCAGAACTAAATATAAAAGATTTAAGAACTCTATCCCAACCACTGGGCTCAAGTTTATCAAACATTTTTTGTTTAATTTCTTCTAAATCCATTTTTTTTCTATTTTTGATAAAAATTAATACAATGATTAAAGTAAAAGAACTTAAGGATGATGCAATATTAGACATCAAAGTCAACAAAAGTTTTTATTTAATGACTAAAGCTGCTTCTTTCTATATTCTTCAAGGAATGGATATAGAAAATAAAGGTGATGAATATTTTAAAGAAATAATGAGCAAGAACTATGAGGATCTAGATGAGGCTCAAAGAACTTTTTACACTATTGTCCTTATTCTTGCTGAAATAGAAAGACAAGCTACTGAAAATAAACTATATATAGAAAAAGAAGTTCTTGAACCTGGAGATGAGGGTTATGTTGCACCTATCCCAGAGAAAGATTAAACTGTTCTCTTCCTATTTGTATACAAGTTTCAATAGCTAACATAAGTTCATCTTTACTACAATCGGCAAAAGATTTACCTTCAAGTCCTGATGCTTGTTTTACTACAAGCTTCATTTCATCAAATGTATATCCTGATTCTTTAGCTAGTTCTCTTATACAAGCATGAACTTTTGCAAGTTGTGCTTTACTATGATCTACTCCAATTAGATCTAAATACATATCCACTTTCTGACCTTCTGGAATCTTCTCTAGAAAGATTTCATATGCCAGTTTATCTTGTGGATGGGCAAATACAAGTTTGCCATCTTTTTTAATAAATTTTCCACTAAACATACTAACAAGTTATATTACCCATAATTTCTAGAAACTGATCATAATGAGCTCTTTCTGTAATATTTAATGCCGGTATTTCAAATGATTTAAGTGACCATACATCACCTACTACATCAATATTATCTGTGCTATGTAAAAGTACACCAGAACATAATTCTTTATGATAGTAGTAATAGTCATAACCATTTTGACTTTCGGTATCGGTAATCTCAACTTTTTGAAAGTCAAGATCTATTAATTCTTGTTCAGTCATCTTAATCTAAATTTCTATATAAAATACTAATGAGGACTGCATATATGCAATCAATCATCCCATCCATGATTGTTTTCATCTTTACTTAGTGAATAAATTATTAATACTGCAACTATGACACATATAATTGCTCCTATAGCAAATTCCATTATTTTTTCTTTTTAGGTAAATACTTTTTCTCAAACTTCTCCCAACCTTTTGGATCAAACTGTGTGACAAGCAAATCAAGTTTTATTTCCTCTTCATGTTCATCACACATTCCAATCCCTTTGATATCTAAATCAGGACTATACCTTTTGGTAGCCGGAACTCCACATTTAATACATTCCATCATTCCATGTTTAAATTGTAATCATTCAATATCTCTCTGATCTTATCTCTAACATGCTCGTAAACTTTATCTTCATGAGCTGGTAGATTTTCATTATACTTTAATTCAGCTCTCAAGTATTGATCAAGATCCCATACTGCCATTTTCCATTTATAACCATCTAATGCAGTTCTTGCATCTTCAAGTTCATCCTCTTTAAATTTTAAAATTAGTTCTGCCATTACTTATTGTTATTCATAAATATTTCAATATTAATTACATCTCTAATATAATCAATTTCAGTGTATTTATCATTATCAGTGGTCCATACTCCCATATCTTTTATTCTATTATCTCTTAAAGTTAATAAAGAATAAGCCATAATGTTTGCATTGTCTTCATCTGAACTATCCAACATCCCGAGCATATTATCTTTTTCTACTTCAGTAACATAACCTAGTTTAACAAGTAAATTTAATTCTGATAGAAAAATAAATGGTCTGAAATTTCCTGCTTTGGTACCTGCTGCATACATATACCATAAATATCCAATATTACTGTCATTTGGCTTTGCAACTCCCCAATGTTCATTACAAATATCCTTAATTAATCCTTTAATTTTTGGATCACTAAAATTTTTTATCATGCTTTTAAAAATTTAAATATTGCTCTTAGTTTATTGTGTTCATCTATCAACCATTCTGGAGTAAATGTTTCAGCATGTTCTATAATTTGAACTCTTGTGTTAAGAGCTACATCATGGGTAAAATTTACTATCCAAACATTACTAAAATAAAGTTTAAATTCAACACTTACATTCATTTTAATAGTAATATAACTATATTGATGATGATTATTGACAGATCTATGAAAACCATACTTTACAAGCTTCTTACCTATTAATTCTGTTTCTCTTAGTGTCATAACTAACCATCTATAAATTTATGAAATGCTATCAAACTCTTACACCACTGATGTATAGGACCAAAGATATCTTCATGTCCAGTAACAAAATCCTTTGTAAGTCTTGTATTTGTTCCAGATAAAGCAGCTTCAACTATATAGTAATCAAAACTATTAGATGAATGTATTACTACTTCAACAGTCCAGCTATTACCAAAACCATTGTGATAAAAAACATTGTCTTTACCCTTTACTGTAAAATAACCTAAAGCTTTTGCTTGTTTTCTACATCTTTCTATATCTATTTCTGTCATGACTAAAATATATATCTAATTGTATTCCAAGGAATATACTCATCATGTAAATCAACAAACTCTTTAATATAATCAGCTTTTCTATTATGTTCATACCTAATGTTCTTTCCACCATACTGTGATACTTTTCCTTCCTGTATTTTAGGTACCCAAAGTAATTCTTCTCCTGGAAGTTTATTCTGTAAATTATACAAATGCTTCTGTTCATTATGAGTCAAGAATATTACTTCAGCTTTCACATCTCTAGTATCCCATCCATTTATATTAGCATGTCTACTAACTAAGTGAAATAAAAATTCATACTCTGTAAGCCAAAGATCATGAACTATAACTGGACTAAAATTTAAATGAACTTCATATCCAGCATCAAGAAATCTAGGTACTGCATTTAATCTTAAATCAATTGCACTTGTATTAGGTTCTAAAACTTTTCTCCATTTTTCAGGCATAAGACTAA